ACCGTTTCGCCGTTCATATCGGCAGCATCGTCTCCAGCAAAAGCCGACAACGCCCCAACTATTCCGTTTGTCAGCCCGTGAGAATTGCTGGTTAAAAGGGTCGGATACCCTACCGTTGCGGTCATCGCGGTAATTGCATCCCCATCCCCATTCGACATCTCTAATTTTGTACCCTGTGCATCAAGCATTTCAGACATTGTATTTTCCTCCTAAGTTTTTTTATTCTTCATGCCAAATAAACCAGTCGGAAGTGACCCGGTAAACCTCAATCTCTGATTCATATATATCCTGCTCCGATTCTATCAGGCAAGAACCTATCTTTGTTCCTGCGGCGGTTCCTGAATAGCCGTCCAGAGCCTCCCTGATTGCGTCTGCAAGGGTCTTTGCCTCTGTGTATGTCTCGGCCCACGCCTCCACCTGAAACCGCGGGTGTGCATGTCCTGACGGCCCTCTAAGGTGGTGATCCCTCATGCCTGTGATTTTGGTGTAGAGAATGAGGGGATAGGTGGGGCTTTGGGGTATAGTTACCGGATAACAGCGCGTGGTGATGTCCTTCACTGTATCGTCATTCACAAGTATGTAACGGATTGCGCTTTCGATCATCTCATCAGACCTCGTTTCTGCCCGGCTGTAAGGGTTCCCTTTGCTGATTTCTTAGCGAGAAGTTTTGCAGACTTCAGGATCGCTTTCCACATTTCTTCGCCGATCCGTTCAAGAGCAATCTTCTTATTGGCGTCCCATGCGCCACGAAGGAAGGGATGAGGTGATATATGCCCCCTTGCCGCCCCTGTTTTCGTGAATCTTTCAGAAGTTCCCCATTCAAACAAAGGAGAAAGTGGATGGCTGGACCCTACGTACACCGTCACCCTTGATCTGTCCTGCCTCCCCCGCTGTGACTTTTTCAAAGAGGTTCCAACTTTGATTGAGTCCACTATTGCCTTATTATCAAACGGTAAAGATTGAGCGTTGGCCTTTGCTGCTTCTTTGATAGGCAATGCGGCTTTCTTCAGGGCATTCCTAACGACCCCCTTTTTCATGCTCATGGTGGGCAGCTCATCCATCGCATCCATCAGTTCCTTCATGCCGTGTAATTCAAATTTGAAAGCCGGTTTAGCCATCAGCTATCACTCCTCTTTCTTAGGTTGTTTCTCGTCAAGCAATGCCAGCAAATCCGAAATTATCGCAATCAGGCGACATCCCTCACAACTGCGTTTAGGCCCATGATCCATATACTTTTTCATTTCCTCTTTATACTCTTCTACTGTCCCCATCAGCTATCACTCCTTACTGAACATACCAACTCAAGCCCGTCTTTTCGTCCCAGTTCAATCGGCGGCTGTAAATCATATTCCCGCCCTGCATCATCCACCAACATACATTGGGCCGTTATATCATCCCGATATCTGATACGATATTTCACAGTAAGCGTTGCCACGACCTGCTGCGCGCTCCATCTTTCGGCGCCACGAAGTTCGAGTCTTTCAGCCCATACGGTTGCGGGAAGGGTTACGGGTTTGACCTTGTTATCAGCATCGCAGGTTTCCGTTCCCGCCGCCGTGAAAGTATCATAGACTATAAGACCCGCGGCAAAGTGATCCTCTTCCGTCTTCGTGATCTGATAGAGTGTCCCTAATACAAGGGTTCCGGTAGCGATTTCAGTCCCAACTTTCACGAGCTCAATCCAGAGATCAATCGGCTCACCGAATGCGTTTTCTGTGGTGACCTTTTCCTTGAGCGTCACTGTGCGATCCATCCTGCCAGCTCTCATTACTCAAACTCCGTATGCACAACATAATTTCTTAACAGGGAGTCAACTACATCCTCAATTTTATTCACCGAAAGACCTATAACTACTTGCCCTCTGTTATTATAAGCGTCCTCAAGTTTCACAAGTATGGCATCCTTGATGTTCTCCGGCACCGCTACGGCCAGACCATACCCGCACACGAAAACTATCTTGATCGGCTTGTCGGTGTAGAGGGTTCCAGACGGCCATGATTCATTCGGCTGTAAAATAATCCGGCCAGGCTCGGAGACAATATCCACATCCGCAGTGGAAAGTGTTTCATCATAATCGTCATCATCTGAAAGTCGGTATGTTACCACTGCCGATTGCAGGGGAGGGTAAGGGATTTTGATATATCTTTCTGTGGGCCACTCGTTGAGATACATTGTCAAAGTCTGGGTGATAAATCTCCGGCCTGTCTCAAACTCGCACTGTGTCCTCACACCTTTTATATTACGGGTAAGCCAACCGTCTTCGGTGGTGTATGCCGCCGCCTCTGCCGCCGTGGTAGCGAGTTTGCAATGTAATTTCGCCTCCTCAAGTGAAACCGGCTCGACTGCAGGCGCTGTTGTTAAAGTTATTATCATGCTGTCTCCTTATGTGTGGGGCCGGGAAAGGAGAGGAGAACCCAGCCCCACTGCCCCAGGGGTTATTATGGTTGCATCTCTTCGTGGCTATGCCATTCACACGCTAACTGAATTACGTTTGCGTTCGTCCCGTTCGTGTAAGTGTGAAGTTCATTCCTGATCTGAAATACTTACCCTCAATGAGTTCATGGTGAAGATCCCCAATCGTTATGAGCGCCCGAGTAGATGCGTCCATTCTCGGAGTCTGATAGGTATCATCCCCGGTCTTGAATAAGGTTCCCTTGAGTGAGTTCTTGTCAAATTGCATAGCGTCACCGTTTTGAAAGGTGGCCGTCATGGGGACCGGCCACGTTTTTGATGTTAAATCTCAGCTTCTTTCCATGTGACAGAATATCCACCGAGATAAGTCGTACCTGCCGCCCTCCACGTCGGAGCCCAGCCCCAGCCAGGAGCGAGAACAATGTCGCCGTCGATATATTCAATACCCTTTGCGCCTACGAGGTTCGCCGCTGTGCCTGCCGTGATATAAAGATCAGCAGCCCTTATCAATGTCGCCGCACCGCTGCCGGTAAGAGCCGCCCCAGCCGCCGAAGACTGATACCCCGCTTTCGGGGTGTAGGAACTGCCCACCAACCCGCTCGTAACCGGAAAAGCCGCCGATGATGCCAGCACAGGTGTTAATTGAAATTTACTGTGGAAACATCCCGCAACTGGAGTCGTCCCGGAAATAGGCCAGGTCGAGAATTTAGTCAGCACAACATTGATCCCGGAGCCTACCGGATTCCAAAGTGCAAACTGTGAGCTTGCAGCCGCCGCGAATGCATTTATATTCCCCGCCGCGATTGTGGTTGTCCATGCCTGAAGAACCATGTGGAAAATGTTCCCATTTACCGCATCGTCCTCATACTTATCACCGCCCGGTTTTGTTATCAGCTTACCGCTGGAATCTACCAGCACAGGCAATCCTACCCCTGCTTCTGTTTTTCCGTACATAATCTTATCCTCCGTTGTTAAACGTGTTGAAGTGCATAAATTAACTCAAGATCCTCAGCCCATCCACCGTTATGATAGATATATTTCACTCCTGTATCGATAGCTTTGAACTTTGAGCCTTCTTTAACGTCAGTGATGGTCATCTGATCACCATCCTGTCCGTTCCATTTCTGGATTGTCGTCTCGAGACATACTGTCATAATGTCACCCCCTTACAGCAAGGCTTCGATGTAAGCGCCTTTGTCGATCGGCGTATATAAAACCCCGAATTTCAGAGTGCCGTCAACCGCATTTGCGACAGACGACAAGAACCCTATCCGGCCGACACTCCTTACGCCTGCAAGCGGCGTAACTCCCAGGATGGTTGGTATAGTGCTTGGGAGATAAGAAATGGCACCCGTCGATAACGTAATTGCTGCCGCTGCAACCGAACCACCGATATAGGTGACTCTGGAACCAGGGACGCGAGCGTGAATAGTCGCATGCACCGTTGACAGGGCTGCCAGCGCGATTGATGGTGTGTCTTGAATATAGTTGAACACCGTCTGAACGGCCCCTGAGATCGTTTCCGTCACTTCGGCAAAAAGCGCGTGAATAATGACTCGATTGTTTACCTCAAATATGTACCGTTGCACCTTCTCTCCCCAGACATCATATTCTAATTCTGAGGATTCAACAAATACCCCATTTTTGAGATCGCCGATTCGTTCTATTGTTGATGGTTCATAAGATCCAGGCATGTTAAATACCTCCCTTCAATTTTGATGTGGGACGGCCCGAAGGCCGCCCCTGATTATTCATTATTCCAGCGCCGTAATAGACTGCCCGCCGGAATATCTCCCCTCCAGAATAGCATGAATCTGGACGTTACCAGTAGCTCCGGTGGGGTCAGTAGAGACAATAGTCAACCATTCTTCACCTTCCGATACGTCCATAGCGGAGGCTTCAACCTCAATAACCAAAGTATAGTTGCTATATGTCCCATGCGTCACCGTAAGTCCTGTTCCAATTGTCCAGGCACCAAGAACATCACAATCCGCTGCCGCTGCCGCTGCGGACATCCAAGCGTACCTGAAAGTCACCACGGACGTTAAGTCTCCGTCCGCAGCACCGCTCCAAAGAGCCAAGGTGGTAGAAGCACCACCAAGCGTTTGATAGCCAAGAATAAACGTGGCCCTGAGATAATTTTTCATATTTATCGAGTCTCCGGAAAGTGTCGTAGCCATATCAAGATCGCTCGCAACC